TAATTTCTTTTTCCATAAATTTTGATTGATTTAACACAAAGTAAAATATATTCAATCAAATTGCAAAATTTATTTTTGTTTATTTATTTAATTTAATTAACTTTGTTAAAATATTTATTATGGCATACAATAGTACAATAATAACCAAGAAAAAGCGTTGTGTAAATTGTGGTAACATTGATTATTGGTTTTCTAAAAAAATGTGTAAACAATGCGCTACCGTACAATCGACTCAAAAGAGAATGGAAGAATTTGAAGATGATGGAGAAAGTTTTCAAAATTTAGTAAGTGATTTAGATCATGTTTTTAGTCAATATATACGCTGTAAATATGCCGATAAAAATGGCATTACAGAGTGTTATACTAGCGGTAAAAAAATTAAATGGCAAGAAATACAATGTGGACACTTCATACCCAGAGCTAATTTAGGTACAAGATGGTTGGAGGCTAATTGCAGACCACAATCCTTGGATGATAATTATTTTAAATTGGGTAATTTAGAGGTATTTGAAGAAAAATTATACGAAGAAAATAACGCTGTGGTAGAATACCTTCGAGAAACAGCAAGACAAGTAACTAAACCAACAAAAGATGAGCTAAAGCATTTGATTATTGAATACAGGTCAAAGCTGAACCTAGTAAAAAAGAAATTTGTTTAATTTTTACAGAGGTAATTGTTTTTTGTCGGTTTATTTATTTATTTAATTTATTTAGTTAATTTAATTATCTTTGTAAAAAAATATAATTATGGCAAGATACCCTAGCCCAGATTCAGTTTCTTCAAAAGTAGCTGAAATGAAAATAGACGAAACGCTTATTTTCTTAAACCCATATACTTCGGTTATGGTAATGGTTTCTTTATTAAGAAGAAAAAAAGACCAAGCTCACAAGATTTTTAAAATAAAATACTCAAACGAAAAAACCGCTGTTACAAGATATAAATAAATTTTATGCACATACAAACCATTATTTACCAACGAACATTTAATTTAGGCAATTATTCATCTGAAAAAATAGGAGTTGAGTTTGCCATTAACCAAGGAGAGTCAGCTAATAAGGCTTTAGACATTGCTCGTGAGCTTGTTGAGGACTACCATAAACAAAATGTAGTTAGGTTAAAAGATTTGGGTTATTTTAACAATGAGCAAATTACCGAAGAGGTTATTCCTAGCCAATCAAAGAAATCTTTAGCTGAAAAAACAAAAGAATTTATAGATGCCTGCAACACAATAGAAGAATTAAGAGCTTGGGAGTTGATGGCTAAAAGTAATTCAGAGATTTTAGAACATTACAATAATAAACTTAAAACTATAAAATAATGCTACTTACTGATGATGAGCAATGTATTATAAATTTAATATTTAATTGTAACCATAGAATAACACAACAAGAGATTGCCGCCTCACAAAGATGGTTGGGTAGCCACCCTGTTCACGAAATAGATAGAAGAGAATCAACATTAAGAAAGATAAGGCAGGTAATTCGTGATTTAAGGATCAAAAAAGGTTATATGATTCTATCTGATGCCAAAGGTTATTGGATAATGAAAGAAAGGCAAGAAGCCATTGAGTATTGTGAAAGAATTGAGCGTATGGCAAAGTCGCAAGCGCGCGCGTGGTTTGAAACATACAACGCAATGAGAAAGAATTTTAATTTAAGCTCGGATTATTTTGAACAACAGGGAAAACTATTTTAACTATGATAAATTTTAATGAATCCCTAATACGAGCAAGCTCTGTGGGGTATTTAATGACCGAACCTGTATCTAAAGCTGACAAAGAAGCGGGGTTACTTTCTAAAACAGCACAAAAACACTTATTGGATGTTTATATTACTGAAAAGTATGGTCGCAAACGAGATATTCAAACCAAACAAATGAAAAAAGGTATTGAAGTAGAAGGTAATTCTATTGAAATGCTATCGGAATACTTGAAAAAGCCATTAGAAAAGAATGAAGAAAGATTTAAGAATGATTTTATTACAGGATTACCCGATATTATTGACGGAAACCATATTATTGATGTTAAGTCTAGTTATGATTTGTGGACATTTCTAGGCAACTTACCAGACAAGCTAGATAATCTATATTATTGGCAAATAATGTCCTATATGTGGCTTACAGGTGCTATTTCAGGCAGTATAGCCTACTGTTTATCAAATACGCCAGATAATATTATTGAGCAAGAGAAGTATTATCTCTTAAAAAAGATGGATGTTATTTCCGAAGAAAGCCCAGAATTTGTAAGGGAGGCTATGAAAATAGAGTTTAACATGAAGTTTGATGACATAGACATCGCAGAAAGAGTATTGTTATATAAAGTAGATAGAAACGAAGATGATATTTTAAAAATACAATACAAGGTAGAAAAAGCAAGAGAATATTTAATCCAAATAGAAGAAACCCATAAAAACTTTAACAATGGCAAAAGATAAAAAAGAAAATAAAGACCAATTAATTGGCTGTGATTTTTGTATTCAATTTGATATGGATGTTCCACATGTAGTAGCAGCAACTGATAGTGCAGAAGGTTTTATGGAAATAAAAATTACCCCAACAATGGATGGCGGTGTAATGTTTCAGTGTCCAACAACAGGAAAAAAATTAAGAATATTTCCTAGACCATTATCAGATGCAGGCAAAGCAATTTTAGAAGAAACATAAATCAAATAACCTATGATTTCTTATGAGTGTTAGCAAACTTACGAGCTGCTTCTACGCTACCAAATCCCCAAGCTTTAAGAGCTAATGCCTTACGAGTAGGTTCGCCATTTGGTTTTTTCATTGACCCCATCATACCTGCAAATCTAGCTGCAAATGAAACTCTACGAGGATTAACACCTGATTTCACAGGAGCCTTTAGATTGCCACCAGTTTCTGCATTGTAAGATGCACGACCTTTTGCGTTTAATCCACCTTCAGGATTTTTTCCTTCTTTTCTTTGCCAAGCTCCAGACATAAATTACATTTTTTCTTGTGATTTAATTTTCTTTTCTTGTTTTAACATTGCGGCAGTTGGTTTTTTACCACTACCCTTGTTGGCACGAATATTATCCCATAAACCACGAGGCGAATATGATCCATCTGCTCGTTTCATCATTTTTAGTTTACTTTTCATTTTTTTTCATTGATTTAATTGGAGCTATTTTATTAAAAGTTGGTTCATCTACTTCTGTTTCATTTATAAAATACTTCTTACTACCTTTTACTGCTTTAACTTCTGCTTTAGGAGGTTCTGGCTTTTGATATTTAACTGGTTGAACCGGTTTTTTATATACTGGAGCAGCCATACCTTCGCCCCAATCTTCTACTGATGTAGGTTGTATTTTACCGGGAAACTTACCTGTTCTATAATATTCAAAATCTGAATCAATTTTATGATTTTTTTCAAACTTAACAACATCACTTCTTGTTCCTTTAAAATTATACCAACTAGCTCCACCATTTTTAGCCCCACCATTTTTTTTATAATATTTAGGATCAAATGTATCTTTGGTTGCATTATACAATCTTAAACTATCTTGATATTTTTTTAACCTAGGATCATCTTTGCTAGCCACTGATATGGTGTCACTTGCATTTTTTTTCATTGATTTTAATAAATCTTGCGGCATATCTTCATTATTTACGCTAAAATACGAATTAAATTCCATTTTCTGATTTCCAAATAATTAAATCTATCCCTTTTAAGCCCTTTGGCGGCGTTTTGTGGTTTTCAACTGGTATTTGTTCCAATTTGGAACTAACCTCTGATTTTGGGCTGTTTCTGTCATAAGGAGGCATATTTTTAAATGGTGCGCCTCTTTTAGTTTCCGTTTTGCCATAAGAATCCATAAAATAATTTACCACCGCTTGTGTTGATGTTAAATTTTGTTCTTTTTTAATCGTTTCTAAAATTTCCAAGTCAAATCTGACTCCAATTGGTTTACTTTTTGCCATATAAATATTTTGTAGCTACAAAGTTAGGGTAAAATTATGAATGTAGCTACAAATCCCCCCTTATATCAACCTCTCTATACCCCTTAAACCCACCACTAAAAGCAAAGCAAGGAGGCACCCATATACCA